CATTTCAAACCTTTTTTCTTTCTTCCACATACCTTCAGCAAATACTCCATTTGGATCAGAGTATCCATCTTCATCTATAGAAATAACAACAGTCCATCCATCCCATTTAATATGTGGACTAGACTCTACTATTCTTTCCATTTTTTCTATACTACTCACTATCATATTCTATTTCCTCCATTAATTCTACATTTGAGTTATTTATATATATGTATGTAATCATAACTAAGAATATTTGATATAAAGGTATTAATATAAATCCTAATTGCTTTGTAACAAGTCCATATGCAAATAGTGTTATCTGACTAAGTATGAATGATGTTACTATAGAAGAAAATAATAGTACATTTCCTCTACCCCCAAAAACTGCTAGGCTCATACAGGTAAAGAATATAATTTGTGTAAACAATATTATTATCGACCAAGTATTAAGACTAATATCTAAAAATTCCAAGTTCACAACTCTCTAATAGTTCTGCTTGTTGAGCAAGTTTTGACAAAGATTCTTTTGGTGCACTAAAAAAAGCAAAGTAATTAACGTAAGATAAATTATCTGCTACCCAAAATATTGGTGCTTTTGAGAACTTAATCTTAAAACCTTTTTGTTTTAAAAAGTTTTCTGATGAATTACAAAATGCAGCAGTAAAACTATTTATAGTATGAGGCCCAGCAGACCATATTGTTATTTCAGATTCAGTATTATTAGTCAAAGCAATTCCCATTGCTCTCATAAATATATCATAATCAGAAAAGGACTTGGTCCCCTCTACGGCAATAACCATTTTAGTTTTACTTTCTTTCTGTAAGTGAATCTAGGATCTTTAGTAAATTCTTTGCTTCTTTATTTGATAATGAAAATACATCTATCTTCTTTGCATTATCTGTATCTATTTCGCCTAACTCATTTATTTCTGCTACATAAAAAGTATTATCATGTACCCAGTAAGCATTTTTATCAACAATAGCAACATCAACACTATTCTTATTTAAAAGTTTATGCATTTGAGAAAACTTTTTACCTTTGTTTATCTTTTGAAACAGACTCTTTTCTAAGTTTTGAAAGTTCTTTTTCTGATACGATCTTATATGATAAAAACTCATATTCAAGTTGAGAGCATTTAGAGCGATAATACTGAAGCAAAGATTGTAAAATCTCAGTAGGTTCTTCACTATTCATCACTGCCCCTTTCTATTATATATTCTACAGGTCGTAGTCTGTTTTGTCAATATACTTTTGTAAACTAAATGGGGAGTCTATCCACATACCGTCAGACTTTTGTGATCTAATATTCATAATTGCATTTCTTTTTGACTTAGCCCAAGCAAAGCCAGAGTCTCCACCCCAAAGAAGCCAAGCAATTTTTCCATTAGATGGTCTTTCTGAGTTATTAAAATCTTTACCTTGTTTGTCTACTTCATGACGAGAAAAGAAAGAGTACATTCTTAAAACTGTACTTGGACTTAATTTATTCCTATTCATAAGATCACGAGCACGAGCAACTCCAACTGCAGTACCACCGCGACCAAATTTTCTTCTTAACTCTAAACCTCTACGAGCATTATTTGCCATTGAGTCTGTTGGTTTTAAATCTAAATCTTCTAAAGATCTTTTAGACATTTCGTCTTCCATGTCCATAGAACTTTCCATATCATCCATGTCTTCATCCATTGAATGCTCTTGCATATCTTGCTCTGTTCCAATAAGTGTTGCGTCAGATGATTTAAATGCTGTAAATAAATCAGTACCCTGCCAACCACCATTTGACTGTTCATACATTCTTATTAATATTGCTGGGTCTTCTGGTGTTGTCATAACTTCAAATTCTGATCCAATTGCAAGTCCCCCATCTCTCATAACATGTTCAATTTTTCCATGTGCTATTCCTTTAGAGTATGGCCCCATTACAAACATGCCTTCTTGAGGATTTTCTATTTTAATAATACCTTGACTTTTGTTTGCTTCTTCGTGATAAGACGCCATATGGTATGGACAGTTTTTTTGATCTTTACACTCTTCCATTGAGTGATTTTTTTTACTATTTGCTTCTGCTGCGTATACGGCCTCTTGTTGACCTCTAGCAGAATCTTCTGTATCGTGGCAACCAATTAATCCAGATGGGCCAACTACACCATATCTGCCCTTACAGCCAGGAGCATTTCTTACAATATTATAAGGCATAGTAAAATTATATCACTATTCTTTCATATCTTTTTCACGTTTTTCTAACAGATTTTCTAAAAAGAATCTTTCTTCTTCAGGGAGGGTATACATAACAGATCTTGTATATTCTATATCTTTAGGCATAACCATTGGAATACCGTCTTTATCAAAGGTTAGGTCTATTATATCTTTTGACCATAGTCTAAATGCTAATTCATTGATCATTTTAAAGTGCTCTTCAAATAGATCTGGCATTATTTCTTGGCACTTAGGTGTTAGGTTATATATAAATTGATTGCTAATAGAGTCATACCCTCTAACCTCTAATGCCCCCATCTCTATTAACTGCAAAATAATGTTTGATAGATCTTCTTGGTTTAAACGCTCTTCATCAGACAAGACGGAACCCTCCATTCCAATCTAAAGCACTTGATCTAATTTTATCTGGAAAAAAATCATCTGCATTGTCTGAATCAGTTCCACCTTGAGACCAAGTATGTATATCTATTTCTTTGACTCTATTTCTTTCAGTATTTGATATAGAGTTATAGACTGAACCACACATAGCATCCGCTAAATCTTTAGACTTCTTTCTAGGATGATCTACGCGATTTCCTATAATTCTAAGTTCTAATAATTCTTCTAATAATATATCTATATGAGGTGCTACTAATCTTTCTTCGTAGAATAACATAGTTAAGTCTTCATAGTGTTTCTTTGCTACCGATAAAGTTTCAGTCTTTATTCCTACCTGTTTTAATTCTTGTTGTATATCAAATGATTGCCAACGATCAAAAGTAACTAACCCTAAATTAAATCCCTGTCTTCTCAAATCTATAATCCAGTTTTTTACTTCACTTAAGTCTACTGGCCCTTCACGATGTGGCTCCCACCAAGCAATTGCGTCTACTACAACAAATGGAACAATCTGCTCATAGTCATTAAAGGATTGTACACTTACCCACTTGTCAACATGGCTTATTGCTACGGCACACTTGTCATGTTTTTGTGCTAAGTCTGCATGAACATAGTAAACCGTATCTGGGTTTGGCTTAAAGTTAATATCAAATCTTCTTACACTATCTAATGGATTTCTATTTGACAAACCCTTTTCTATCTTTTCTCTTGATTTAAAGAAGGCGTCTGAAGAAGTTGTTGGCATACACGCAAAACGCATAAGAGCATCTGCTGGATCTGTAAAAAATGCTAACTTAAAATCTTCTATCTTTCTAGTTGGATTCATTTCCCATGTTGGTCTACGTAGAGCAAATACTCCAGGATACTTATAGGACTCAATGTGATCTTCTTCCCACTCTATTTCAAATTTATTATTTGGATCTTCTTCGTTTAATGTTGGGTTAATTGTAAATTGATTTTTTCTGATGATTGTTTGTTTATCTGCAATAACATCTTCATATCTTTTAGAAATAAAGTCACCCTTAAATCTTGGAAATGATAGGAGTATAACTTTGCCAAAGTCTGGAAAACGTGAGTCTACAGACCCCCTGAAGGCCTTATAAAGGTTATCTGCGGTCTTTCCTTGATCGTTACCACCAGCACCCTCCATTGCAAATCCTGAAATTTCATCAAGAACTGCAAGCATTAAGTTTAAACCCTCAGCAGACTCTCTTTCGGAATGTCCAGAATAAACTGTAATAGATTTATTAAATTCTACATTGTCTGCCTTTGCTTCATACTTTCCAGCAAACCAAGGAGATCCTTCAATCTTTGATTTAAAACCTTTAAAAAATACATTCTTTGCTTGCTGAGCGTTTACTGCTACGTTAATTAAATCTATAGCATCATTAGATGGTTTACCAAAATATCTTGACGGATCTTTTAAACATAATAGTTTATATACAATATAAGCACAACCAATAGTAGAAGTATGATCTTTACCGCTACCCTTTCCACACATAAGAATAACTTCTTGCTTAGTATATTTTTTGTAATGTTCTTTTCCTTCTTCTTTACCCAACCATCTTTGAACATCTTCTTCTTTATATATCTGACTCATGCATTCTACAAGGGTATACTGATACTCTGATAACTCTGGTTGGTTTAAATAGTCTTTACTTGTAACAAATGTTTTAACATCTACTGGAAATTCTAAAAAAGGACTTTCAGACAATCTTTTCATAATTTCTTCTCTAATCTCAGGGTGATCAGAAGCAATATCTTTTAATATCTTAATTAATATATCTTGCTTTCTTTCCATTTCAATAATCTGTTCTGCTATTTCTTTATTATCTAACAACCCCGCCTTCTGCAGCATCTCAAGTCTTTTGCTTTCAATGTCTGCTATCAGTTTGATAGCGGTTGTTTTTGCTGTTAGATTTGCACTAGAATCTGCAGCATCTATAACCTCATATGTTTTTCTAATTAAAGATGAGTAGTGTTGATCTGCTCCAGCAAGTGCTTCTTTTGCTCTTGCGTGAATTGCTTGATTGTTTGAAACCATAGAACGCCAGTCATTAAGCAATGCCATAACTCTTGGGCGTGGAATATCTAGGGTATTTGAAATCTGAGAAGCATCAAAACCCTTTAAATACTCTGAAGCAACTTGGTTTACAAGGTCTAAGTGTTTTACTAAATCATCTGTTGTCATCTAACGTCCTTAGTAATACGAGGTATCCAATAAGATCTAAAATAGTATCCTCTGATGCATATTCTTTACCTTTATGTATTCTATTAAGTTTATCATCAATACGAATATATAGTTGCTCTTTAGGTTCAGATTTACTAAATATATTAATAGGATGGCTATATGAACTACCATATGATTTATTCTTAGTTATTAATAACTCTGCTATATCAAGACATTCTGCTAATATCTTTCTACCCGCAGGTGCCTGAGTAGATATGTCTCTAAGAAAGTCTAATCTTTCTTGAACTTGTTTTTCAAGATCTACTTTAGGATATTCTGCCATAATTACCTCTTTGACTTTCTAAGACTAAACTTAGCAAGGTATACATATATAGTTTCAACAGATGCTCCACACTCTTTTGCAATTTGTTCTGGTGTTTTTTTATCAACTTGATACCTTTTTGTTAGCCAAGCCTTACTTGTATATAGTTTCATTTTATCACTATCCCTGAGCCTTGTCAACATTTTTAGGTTCTTCTGCTAGTTTAAACCAGTTGTTACTTGAATACCAGCCTATTGCAACCGCATCAGCAACATCATCATCATCAATGTTTGTATCAAAATTTATATTTACCCAGTTAATAGTTCTTTGTTTTCTAAACTCTCTTTCTTTTTGCTTATACCAAGAAAAAGAATGCTCTCCTGGGTTTTCTTGTCTAATTTTTAGTTTCTCATCCTTGCTAAGTTTTTTATTTCCAATCCAGTTTTGCCAAGCAACTGGAGAGCAAGACAATACTGGTCTAAGGTTATACATTTGAACTGATCCAATTATTGCACCTTGAACCAATGCCAAATTCATAGCAGTTTTTTGAGAATTAGTATAGATGGCTGATTCAATAACCACAGCGTCAATATCAAAATCTTTAAGAAAAGGTATTAATTTTTTACAAGCATCTCCTGCTTTTTCATATACATGATTTCCGTGAAAGTTAATCTTTCCATATTTATGCAATTTTTTATCTATAAATATAGAAAAGGCCATAGAGTTAGTTGAGGCATCTATTGCTAAAATTTTATCTGGATGTCCTATACTTAGTAGTCTATTCTTTTTCATAATCAAAAAAATCCTTAATGTCTTTAATAAATCTATCTACCTTTTTATTATTAACTAAACAAGAATTGCAAAATGTTTCATCATTATAAGCACTTAGCAAAGTTTCGCACCCTCCAGCACATCTTCTTTCCTTTCCAAATCTACTTTTAAATTTAGACATATGGTATCTTTGTGTAATTTTTTGTTTTGTGGCATTAGTTCTACAATCAACAGAGCAGTATATCTGATTCTTACTTGTTGTAAAAAAGTCTTTTTCGCACCATTGACATATTTTGTTCATTCAAGGTTTTTCCTAGATTCGATCTTAATGTCTCCAACTGGCTTAGTTTGACACACCTTAAAAAAATCACAACTTTTACATATCTTATTTTCAAACTTATTTCTATATGGATTTTCTGGAAGTTGTTTATCGTCAAAAGCCTTTTGAACTGTTCTCATCCAATCAAAGAAATAGTTTATAAAGTCTTTATATTTTTGATTTAAGTTTACAGGAAAGAACTTTAATTCATGGGTATTCTTATTTTCATATATCAAGAAGGCAAATGACTTCTTTAATATCTTCATATAGATTAATAGTTGTTCTATATTATAGTTTCTTGGTTTAGTAGTTCTATGAAAGGCTTCTTCATTAGATGTTTTTATTTCAGTAAGTATTTCCATACCGTCCCAATTAATAATTGCATCTGTCTTTGCAGATATAATAGGATCTTGATTCTTAATAGACAACTCTTTATGTACTAATATTCCAGCATCTTCCATTGCTTGTTCAATTCTAGTGTGTCTATCGGTACCAGAATCCATATTAGCAACTGAGTACCAATCATTTGTATTCTCTGCATCGTTTCCTTCAAAGTTTAAATACCAAAATCTTGGACAATGTCCAGCCCCATATGTTAATCCAGAGGGAGTAAAGCCTACTCTTTTTTTAAAGATGGTACCTTGTTTGTGCTCATACCCCTCGTGTATTTTTTTAATTATTGCTTTAGTGTCAATCTTAGTTTCTTCTTTAGAAACCTCTTTAACTGGAACAATTTTTT